CATTTATTACCGATTCATTGGAACCAGCAGGCATCAATTTTGCAACAGGTTTTCCACCACGTTTAATCATAATGGTTGCTCCTTGAGCAACTTGATTAATAGTTTTGGACATTGTATGTTGCACATCTGCCATGGTCATAACAACTTGACCACCACTGCCACCACTTTGGCCGGTTCCGGCACCTTCAATTGAACCATCTGTTGAACCATCCATGCCCCCAGTCATTGGCGAACCATCGCCCATTATTGGGGGATAATAGATTGGATTTTGAAATTCTTCTTCAATTTCTTCATCCATTAATTCCATATCTTCATCAGTTTGTTTGAAAATATTTTTTCTGACCCAGGTATTAGAAAAATATTTTCCAATAAATGGTTGCAAATCTGTTGCCGCTTCAATGCGGCCAAGTAGGACTTCATTTTCTTTTAATTCTTCAAAATAATTATCTTTTAAAAATTCAATATACATGTAATCTGTATATTGTTGAAATTCTCCAACACCAATAACATTTTTCAATATTAATTGTGTTTCCAATGCTTGTAAGAATAATTCAGAAAATTTCTTTTGAAGTCTTTGTATAAATTTTTGGAAGTTTACTTCATCGCGAGATATTTCAGATGCTCTTCCGATATTAAAACCAGTTTCTGATTGCAATCTTGAAAAAGGAACATTTAACGATCTGTATAATTCTCGCTTAAAAAATTCCACATCAATCATGTCTGTAAAACCAGGATTGCTACCTTGTAATGTATCAATTTGGGTGCCTTTACTGTCACCCCTTCTTGGCATAAAATAGTCTTCCAACATAGAAGAAAATTTCTTGTCGCCATGAACTTCACCAGATACACCATCGTAAACAACTTTGTTGCGATATCTTTGCATTACATCACGAACATATTCATCAGCTTTTGCTTTTGGAAGATTTCCAACATCAATGTAAAAAATTCTTCTTTCTGGTGCCCTTGTTAATTTGTATATAACAACAGCATCTTCCAACATTCTTAACATGTTTGAAGGTCTTATGGCCTTATGTAAGAACCCAAGAACTTGATTTGTGTTATAATCAACTTGACCAGAGTTAACACAAATGATAGAATCTTTGTTAAATTTTATAGAAGATTGATTTCCAGATTGGTTAACATTAGCGCTTGCGCTAGTATTGAATGCATTATCATTGTAAACATAATATTCATCAATAGATGTTATAATTTCAACACCATTTTGTTTATCTTTGTTTACTTGGCGAATCTTTTTGATTTTTCTTGGATCAATTGGGCGCAATTCGAGGATGCCATCTTTCGGATTCTTTTCATCCGTAATAATGGCAAAATATATGCGCCCATCAATGTACCACCTTCTAAAAATTTGATATGCTTCTTTATCAAATTTTAACAATTGTAGAATATGGTTAAATTCTTCTAAAAATAATGTTTTGATTTTTCTGGATACAGGTAGGTTATCCATGTTTAATTTAACAGGATATACACCATCATTGTAAATAATTGATTCATTTACAATATTTTCTATACCAACATCTACAACAGAATAACTGGCAACAGTTCTGTATTTTTTTATAAGATCGGCATCATTATTAATTGTACCATCAATATCTATATAACTTACACCAAAATATGATGCAGCATTATATAAAGTAACTGCCCCATCTTCTGTTACAGGTGCAACAGGACTGGGCAAGTTCTGCACCACATTTGGTGCAGATTTTTTGCCAAAACTTATTCCAAAAAAATCAAATGCCATAATATTGTATCAATTATATTAAATTAATGGGAAGTTACCAATTGGTGTAGATAATTCTAATCCCAAACCATTTGCATTATTTGTGGTATTAGATACCCAATATTGATACAAGAATGTTACAGTAAATGTTTCTACTGTATTATTGTCGCCATAATCCAAAGAAATGTCAGAAACTTCTGCTGGCCATGCATCAACAAATTTGTAAGTTTTGATTACATTGTTGTTGCGATCCATCTGTGTAACAGCCAAATCTGCAACATATTGGGATGGATTTACTGCACCAGTATTGTTAATATTGTTGTTCATATAATTTGACCAAATTTCAAAACTATCTCTAATATTGAAATTTGTATCATTAATGATACGAACTGTCCAAGGTTTGAATCGTCTTTCACCAGCTAGAAAAATAGTTCTTCCACGATATTCTACAGGTGTTGGGTCAACGCTTGACTCAGGCAATGCTGCCGCATTACATAAAAATTGAGCTTGTAATGGAGCAAATGCCGTGTTTCCTGATAAAATGGTAGACGGAAAACTCAATTCAACAGTGAATTGATTGGCGCGAACACCACCACCAGATAAGAATGATTTCATAGCCGAAATAGATGCTATTGCCATTTGTATAATCCTATAATATTATAATAATTGTATTATTTATGTAACAAAAATGGGCAATCCATTGCCCAAAATGTGTTCAATTAGCCACCAGTTTCTGTAAATGATGCAGAATTGTTTGTTGCAACAAAATTCAATGTAATAAAATTGATTGAATATGTTGGCATAATTTTGATATCTGCAACAAATTGATTTGTACTAATTATTTGTGAAGTATTATTACTAGAATCACAAATAATTTGATATTGTTGGATACCTCTTCTGCCCTGAACATCACGCAAAAATGGTTCAATCATTGCGCGGAATCTTCCGCGAGTAAATTGGTCATTAAATTCAAACAATTGATATTTTGCAGCAGTTGCAATAGCTTTTTCCAAGATAATAAACAATCTGCGAACATTGATTCGATCAAATGCAGAAGGTCTTGACAAAGCAGTTTTGTCTCCATATAATACAACACCCTGACCAGGAAATTGTACAACTGGGTTCACACGAGCTTTATACAATGTGTCTCTATCAGTTTGACCAGGATTGAATGCCAATTTTACAATATTCTTAATTTGACCACGATTGAAACCAGCAGGTGACCACCATGGATCATTTGTGGAATCTGTTCTTGCAGCCAAACCAGCGATATCACCATTTAATGGAATCCATCTGTAAACATCGTTGTAAATATCGTATTGATATTTGTATCCAGAATCAATGATGCCATAGGAAGAAGATGTAATTAAATCTGCATAAGTTTTGATCAAATCTGCTTGTGTAGAGGTTGTACCAATAATTGGATCGCCTGTTGCAGTATTTTCTGGAGAAACAAATACAACACAATCTTTACGAACTTCTGCAATATTTTGTATAACATAATTTGCCAATTCATAGTTGGCTTTGCCAACAGGGATTAGGGCAACGTCATATAACATATCATTTTGAAACATTTGATATGCAGATTTCATATCACCGATATCTACACCAATACCATTTGATCCATTTGATAATGAAACGTGGTTAATTTTTGATAATGTATTAAAAGATTTTCCAGAAGCAGATGTGCCCCAATTTGTTGTGCCAGTTGGATGATTTGCCCAATACACATATTGAGAATTATCATTGATTACAGATTTGTAATAATTTTTTGTACCATCTGGTTTTTTGGCATCAGATGCTTTTGACACACCTTTATATACTTCTAATACTGTACCAACTTGGCCACTAAACAAACCATTTTCATCAACAACTACAATATGTAATTCGTCAGATGTTGCATTTAAACTTGCGCCAAATGTTGATTCCTCTGGGGCATAATCAAACAAATCCGCATATTGCCATTTCACTGAGTATGCAGAGGCTGAAACTGTTTTTGTTGCACCGGATACAAGTGTCAATGTTGTAGCACTATCTATAGTAGATATTTGACCGATTACTTCACCAGCAACTACCAAATAGGAGCCAACCACTAAATTTGTAACAAAATCAGGGGAACCACCACCAGTAACAGCTTTCGATCCACTGGTTACAGAAATTGTTCCGGCACCAACTTTTAACCAAGTTGCGCTATCTACAATAGAAACAGATAAACTTGAACCAATTGCGCCAGGATATTTTGCAACAAACCCACCAAAAGAGGTAAAACTTAGGCCACCATCTTCGTAATCAGATTTATTTTTAATCAGTGATCTAATACCAACATTGAAGTTAACATCAGAAAAAGTTTGTTTTGCATTTGCAACCAATACAACAGTAGTCGAATCAGTTACTTCGGAAATTTGTCCAACAACTGTACCAGTTTGGGTTAACAAATATTTTCCAACAAATGTGGAATCAAATGCCGTACTAATACCAGAAACATTTTTTGTACCAATTGTTACAGAAATTGTTCCAGCACCAACAGAATCTGCTACAGCATTGTTTGCATTAAACATCCAGGTTGAATATGCTCTGTTAACCATAATGTTACCAGAATATGCCAAAAAGTTTGCTGCTGTGAAAAATGCATTTGCAGATGTCGCACTTGGACTACCAAAATATCTAACCAAATTATTTTCAGTGTCAACAGTAATTGGGTCCATAACTGGTCCCCAATCAAAATCTCCACATGTTGCTGCAGGGCTTGATGCGAGTGTTGGAATTACATTAGTTAAATCTTGTTCTTTTAATGCGACTCCTGGTGATACTAGGAACGATCCACTCATTATATTTTCTCCAAAATTATTATAAAATTTTTACCTTTAAGATAATACTATTTATAAAAAGTTGGACTCATATTTATATATTTTGAAATACTTGCTCAGGGTCATAATTCAAAACATCTTCAATAGACTCCATTGAGTCTATATCAGAACTAGCTTGCCATGATAATTGATATAATAATGTTCTTCTATTTGATATAGCAATTAACAATCCTTGTAACCAACGCAAATATTCTTGATGGGTTTCCCACGTATGCAAAATATTATTAGCATCCTTCCAGAATAGATTATCGGGAATAACACCAAATTCTATTTCAGATTTTAATTGCTCTATTTTTCCTGATATATTTTCTTGAGATACTTTATCGGAATCCAATAACTTATTATCATAGACAATATTATTAAAATGAATATCAGTAGCTAGTTTTTTTATATCAAGTTTTTTTATATTTTTCGCAAATAGTAAACTTTCTGCAGAGACATTCCATTCATTTGTTGTTGTATTATGGGTGTGATGTACCGATGGTCTTGGTGGTTTTTCTTCCATAGAATCATTTAATACGTTATAGTAATGAGTGTCGGCAGAATATGTACCCTCAACGTATCCAAACGCCGCATAATCATCAATAACAGAATCCAATCTACCACCTGAATAATTGCAAATTATATTACCATTGGTGTCAAATATTGTATAATTCATCTATCTTTTACTCGCTATGCTGGTTATAGTCCATTCTGTTATTACTGGTGGCGCACTAGAATTCCATTGCCCCGCTGTCGATGACATGTTCCATAATCTAATTTCAACTATTGCAGATGTAATCTGATTTGCTGTTGTTTGTAACGGCAAAGCTGCAGTCCAACTATTATATGCAAATGTTCTATCTGGAGATATACTGTAGGTATAACTCCATGCGCTATCTGATGTGCGTATTCTAACTTCCATTCGTCCTGGTGAAGTATCTGTTATATACATCGAAAAGCAAAATATTACCGTCCTTTTTATTGCGACATCCACCACAGTCAAAGGCAATGTTATGGTTGGTATTGTTAATGATGCCTCCGTACCGTTAGTAGACGATGTTATAGTGTATGTATATGGTTCAGTAGATTTAATAGAATCTACTAACCCAACTGAACCAGAATTTATATTTCCTGTACTTATTACTGGACCATTCATATAGAATGCAGAACCGTCAAATGTAATATTTTTACTTGAATTGCCTAAACTGAATGTACCATTTCCGTTAATAACTGCACCGGAACCTGACCCCATTGTTGTTCCACTTCTTACTGCAGTTCCAACTTGAAAATTAGTACTAGCAGATAATGTGCCTGAAGTGATTTTATCTGCTGATAAATCAGAAATATATGCAGACCCAATTGCTGCACTTTCGATATATGTACCAACACTAGTACTTGTGATTTTCTTTGTTGAACCACCGCCATCGTTCCAATCAGAAGGAATAGTTTGACCTGTTTGCATTGCTCCAAAAAAGGGCAACGTGACGAAGCAATAACTGCTTGTTTGGCCTGCATTGGTTGGGTCCTTTGCAATTACTGCAAAACACCTTGTTGCATTAGCAGGTGCTTTAGCAAAATAATAACAACGTTTGTAATTGGATAAAGCAGTTCCTCCATACATAGCGTTTGCATTTATATGGTCATAATATGTTATCCAATCACCATTACTTATATATGCTCCATTTACATCATAAAAGTTCATAGCCACATAAGTTGTGCATCTATGAGCACCAAAATAAGCACTGAATTCGTATGCTTTACCTGGAATAACTGGGATACCGGCATATGTCAATATTTTAGTTATTCCGTCAGGCGCTCCTTGAGAAATCCAAGCAGTTTCTACATTTGCCCCACCTTGTCTGATATTCCAATCAGGATGATTTAGCTGCCATCCTGTTATGCTATCCCAATGCTCAAACGACTGGTTCCAAGTTGAGTTTTTCAACATGTTTCCTGCGGCACCACCTTTATTATTGACACGTGCCCATTCGACACCGGCATTAGCACCAGTAGAAAGAATGATATTGCCACTTGTATCCTTTACATTTAATGAGCCGAATGTTTCAATATTGCCTGTTTTATCAATTTTCCAA